AACCAATGATTTTTTATAGAAATCCGCTTTCAGCATGTTTGCGACATAAGCAACGTCATAACCCTTGTCGTGCTCGATAGTAATTCCGTTCGCTTTCAGCATATCGTCCACTTCATCTTTGCTCCACGGCTCCAGCTTTTTCTCTTTGCCCGTGGCTTCGTCTTTCACCTTCATTTTTGAAACGGCCCATTCATAAAGTTTCTTGCTGAAATGAAAGCCGTATGCTTCCAGATATTCCCTCATGCCCGATGGAAATCTGCTGTATGTATCCAATCTCTGTTCCATAACCTTTATTTAAAAAGAGGGGCATTCCACCCCTCCACCATTAATAAAACTCACCGTTAGCGCGTCTGCGTCTGCGTTCGCCCATGTCATCCATACGCGGATATTCAGGAAAGTATCCGGGGTATCTGCGTTCATCCATGCCGGATGAGCTTCCACCACCTGAATAACTTCTCCCACCATCACGGAAACCCATCTCTCCGCGCATCTCTCTCATGGCTTTTTCGTAACCTTTGCGGCAGCCTTCCTTGTAGGCTTCCTCCACTTCGTCACCTCTCATACCGAAGCCGCGTCCGTAATCGTCACGCCCTTCTTCTAATATTTCCCACATTCCCATAATCATTTCTTGTTTTTAGATGCTTCAACCACTCCGAGCTGTTCCATTAACTTCTGATTCTGTGCAATGAGGTCAGCCATATTTTTGCTCATTTCTTGCATGTTCTTATCCATATTGGACATTTGCCCTTTCAATGCGGATATTTCCTGCTCCTGCTGTTGCTTGGCTGCAAATTCAGGGTTCAGCATGGCAAGCATCTGGTCACATACCCTAAGAAAGTTCTGATGATATTCCACACTTTTTAGGACATCCTCACTTTTCTGCTTCATGGTAAGGACCTCAGTATTCATTTCGTCTCTTGACCCTGTAATCAGCATCCCTGTCTTAATATCATCGGCAATATTGGCATTAGCCGGTATCTCTTGCAAATTGACATTCTGTCCGTTTATATTCACGACAAAATCAATAACCTGTACCGGCTGTGGATAAGGCATGTTGGGAACAGTCTTATATATGGTTTTTATGGGGCTTACATTAACGACCTGCCCACATTCCAAACTTGGATTTGCACCTCTATGAAGAAGATATAATGTACTGTTTACTCGTAAGTTCTGAAACATGATTGTTTAATTTTAAGGAGTGTGGTTATTCCCATTTTGGGAACCACCACAAAACTCCATGTTAATTATTACTTGCTCCGTAAAGAAGCGGTTTCTACTGTAGGAGCCGGAGCCGTTGTCGGTCTGTACCCTCCATTAACAAGATACAATTCGTTGGTGTACTTGTTATAATGAATCTCATAGATGCCGGTTCCAGCCAAGTTTGCAACAGTCACAGGCTCATTGTTATAAGCCATCAACGGTCTTGTGTCCCCATTAGTTCCTATCAATATCGGAAGTGTAGCAGTCGTGCCGGCAGGTATAGCCTGACGGAGGCTGATATAGAATCCTCCAACATAATCCCTGTTACGGAATGCGTGGTTAGGAAGTTCCAAAATAACATTCTCCGTGCCGACTGTTACAGCCACCGTAGGAAGAGTGTTGAAATTTGTTCTTCCGATTGATGGGAATAGGGATGGGAATCCTGTAAAAAAGTTAGGCCACATATCTACCTCCTTTCTTACCGGATTAACCCCAGTAGTTGTTGCAACCACATCCACTACGTCCGTATACAGCGTCACCCATATATGCACCGTAGGCGGCTGCACGGAAACAATCTGTATTAATAGCGGTTAAATTGGGGTATTGAACACTCACAGTATTGGGGAGCTTGCATTTGATTCCATCAACATCGCTTTGTAATGCCTGCAATCCGGCTGCCAAAGGAGCAATCTGTTGTCCTACTGCACTCAGGATAGTGGCGTTCTGATTACGCTGGGATATTTCGGCTGTTAAAGTAGCCTTTTCCGCAGTAAGAGATGCGATCTTGTCCTGCAATGCCTGATTTTGAATTGCATCAAGTTTAGCAAGGATAGCATTCGTGTTGGCAGTAGCACCGTCACGCAATGACAATGCATTGTTGTTCATTGTATTGGTAAGGGCATTCATTGATTCGCAATTCTGCAAACGTCCTTCATAGCCTTGTCTTTCAATAGCTGTTTGCGTTTTGCAGCAACAATCGGCAAGTTGAGTAAGAATAGACTGGTTGCCTGACTGCATAGCATTAATAATCTGGTTGGTTGACAATCCCACCTGATTACCTACTTGTGTAATGCTATTCTGCACATTGCATAATGCTGTCTGAACCTGTTGGGTAGAGCAGTTGAATGAAGAAGCCAATTGAGAGATAGCATTACCGTTACCCTGAATAGCTTGCATCAACAATTCGCGTCCTGCGTTTCCTGCCAATTCTGCCGGAAGTCCGTTAGCTCCGTTTCCTCCACGTCCACCGAACAAACCGCCACCATTGCCGTTCCACCCAAAGATACTTGCTATCACAACAAGCCAGATAATGCTCCACCATCCGTCCTGTCCTCCAAAGCCGTTGCCGTTATTCATCAAGGCAAGCAGGTTAGGGTCTATCCCCTTGTTCCCAAACATTCCGGGAAGCATGGCGGTAATGTCAAGCTTGCTACCGCCTGAACCTCCATTGCCTCCGTCTGAATTAAAAACATAAGTTCTTTCCATAAGTATTTGTATTTTGTATCCCGGTCAAAATTGACCGTATGCAAAAGTACATATGTTGTAACTCATGTAAAATCAGTTGTTTCCCAACAAATTCTTTATATTATCCCAATATATTCTCATCATTTTCCCACTCTCTATCCTCTCATGGAAATTAGATATCATGTAGTTGACTGCACGTTTGGTTTTGTGGATATGAGCGGCTATCTGTGAAGGGTACATGCCACTTTCGAAAAGAAGAGATACAAGAAGATACCGGGCATCCACTGTCTCCATATTCTTATCAGACGATAATATTTGGTCAACAGACACTTCTGTTTCTTTTGAAACAATATTAATTATTTTGGCAAAGATTTCTGACTTGCACATGTTTTTTCTGATTTTTTATTCTTATCTTTGCCATGCCACATAAAAAAACTTGATATATACATAAACAAAGCATAAGATACCGTGTTGAAGATATTAAGCCTCCAACGTACGGTGTCTTATGCTTTTTCAAATTTTTATGTGGCAATAATTATTTGAACGTTGGGGGCTTTTTTTTGATTCTAAGCCCCTGAAAGAATTACTTTTATTAAATGAGCTTTTCTATTATATGCCACACTTCTACCTGTGGCGGATAATACTTGATGTTGCTATTTCATCTTTTTACCTCCTTTCTGTTGATTACCATATTCTATAACTTATTCCTGCGATAACCGCAGGACAAAAGCCATCCTTGCCAAATCCATAACCGGCTGTTATCCCCAGACCCCATCTTCTAGGTCTTATCTTCACCGTGTGATAGATATCGTTTGTTACTGTCTGTGTTTTAGAGCAAACATAGATACTATCTAGGTTAGGTCTGTAACCACTCACATAAGCGATGTAATCACTATCTCTGTATATCTTCTGCTCAACAGGAAGAACAGTGTCTCCTACATGGATTGTATCACCATCATGCCAACACAGTATTGGAGAAGGAAGATAATACTTTACAGTATCTCTCTTTATAATGATACTTGTACTGAACACCGTATCCGTTCTTTCCTCTATAACTGCTTCGGGGGATGGCTTTACAAACCATCCTAAACCGAAAGCGAGTACAATTATTAATATATAAGGAAGCCATTTCATATTATTGTATTTAAATAAGTACCAATAGCAATGCTATCGCTATCGCAATCCATATATAGATCCTTTGTCTCATCCCTCAAATTTTATATCGTTGATACGGTTCATCCAACCACGTTTGAACTTGTTGTTTGCTGGGCGTTTCCGGCATATATCCTCGATGAAATCAAACCGTGCAATCTTGATCTGATCAAACAGTTCACGGGGATTACGGGAATTAACTGCGGCAAGTGTCTTAGGTCCGACAATGCCATCAGGAATCACACCAACCAAATCCTGCGGTACTTTAATACCATGTGCCCCAGAAGCCCATACAAAATCGCATACTATCTCTGCTATACTTTGGCTTTTTATTTCATCCGCATTCCATCTATCCCAATACAACATCTTCAAGATACTTTTCCAATCGTTATATGACAAATCCATCAACCTTTCGGTCGTAGGTTTGGGATAACCTTTTCTACGACAATATTCCTC